TATAGTCACGAACTTCTCTTTGTTCGTGGTCTTTGATAGCTTTTTGTACCATATCCTTGTCGGAAACTGGGTACTCATCTTCTAATCGTTCTTTTGCCATAATAAAACTCGTTTTATATCTTTTTTTGTTGTACTGTACTATAATATATATGTAACTGGACTATTATTAATACAAAAAGTCTCAAAATTGTTTTAATAATGAGACTTTAAGATTTTAAAATAGATTTTGGATTATCCCCAAGTATAACTACCTTCGGTTCCTGTTAGTGTAGTTACACCACATTCAAATCCATCTGGTAAATCACCATCATAGGTAATTTTTTCTCTTCCACCATAATCGAAGCCATTAATTGGGAGTCCCCAATCTTCATTTGCTTCTTTGATTGTAAAATGTGTTGCAGCTTCTTCACCATTGTCCTTGTCTTCCCAAGTACAATATGAATCATCACCAATCCACTCGACAATATTGTCTTCAATTCTTTTAACTATTAATTTTGCCATATCTTCTCTCCTTTTTGGTTAACCTTTAATAAATATGTAAATTAAATTAAAAAACCCACCTTATGGGGTGGGTTTCTTGTTTCAATTTTTATTACAATCCGTATTTAGTATTGTAGTATTGCGTAATCGTAAGTAAGTGTCATTTCTACTGTTGCTAAATCTTCTCCTGCATAATCCATGTCTGAGAAATTAGCTGATTGAATGTATGCACCTTTAAGTGTCCACTCTTCTACTTTATCACCAACAGGACCCAAACTGTTAAATGTGATATCTTTCTTATAGAAATCAGAGTATCCATCTCTACCTGTTACAGATTCATGATGTAGTCTTACCCACTCCATTACTGCTTGTGCAGCGGAAGGTACGACTGGGTCGTATAAAGTGATTGCTAAATCTTGCCACTCAGAACGACCTTTTACATATCTTCTAACATTGATATGGTCGATGGTAACTTTACCATTGTTTATTTCTGGTCTGGCTGCCGTTTTCACCAAGTATGCAGGAATTCCTTCGATGTACATGATGAACCTATTTGACATTTTAGGTTCAAAGTTGGTGAACATTATTTCATTTGGGTCTAATAATTGTGCCATTTAATTCTCCGTTTTCTCTTTCTAATAAATAGTCTTTATTTTATTTTTTATTCAGGGAACGCTGCGCCAGTTGGAAGTACATTGAAATCAAGTACTATAAACTCTGCAGTTTTCGCTGGTTGAATAAAGATTTCTCCATTTAAGATGTTTCTATCTATAATATCGGGTGTATTGTTTGATTCGTCCATAATAACTCGGAATGCGTAAAGACCTTGTCTTTGTTGTACTGATTCTAAGTAAGGGTTAACTATACTTAGGAATCTGTTTCTTGTTGCTGCCGTATTATTTTCGAACAATAAATACCTTGAAGATGATGCGATGAACTTCTTCAATGCGATTAGTAATCTTCTTACATTAATTCTGTCAAGAGCTGAAGGTCTAGCTTGAAGTGTCTTCTGACCAAATACCGTAGCACCTTGTCCAGGGAATGTAGCGATTGGGTTAATTCTATTTTCGTATAATGTATCTCTCTCGTCATGAGTCAATCTTGACTTAACTTCGATTACATTTGATAAACCACCTCTATTTAAACCTGCGGGTGCGAACCATGGTTCAGCAACTGCGTCATTAAATGCGATAACACCTGGTAATACAACACTTGGTGGTACCCAGACTGGTTTATTTTTGTCTGTATCAAGAATCTTACACCATGGGTGATAAGTTCCGACATAGTTTGAATCGAATGAACTTAGTGAGTTAACTACTGTTGAGATTGAATCTGTGTAAGAACCTGCGTCCATTACGAAGAATGCATCTTGTCTGTCTTCACACATATCTTTTGCAAAAGTAGTTACTGAAGAGTGTAGTCTATTGATTACACCTGGTAATACTAATAGGTTCATATCATATTCATCAGGATTTGACATTGCGCTAATAGCTTTTCTCATTGCGATTGTACCACCTGCGGTTGCTGATGATAAATCCAATCCTTGCATATTACCTGCAACAATGTTTGTTCCTGTTAGTACTGTTCTGTTTGGTGCGAATCCATCGAACCCACCTTGGAATGGTACTAAGAATTTTTTATTGTCTATAAGACCATCGTTTAGTGCAATTGCTGCTCCATTAGAAGTACATTGACTTAATAAGAACTTAGTTCCAACAGTTTCAGAACTTGAGTCTGGAATTGGGTTTAAGTAGTTTAAGTTATCTGTATTTGTAAAGTCGAATGAATAACCTAAGAATGCTCTTTTGTTAAATTCATTTGCAATTGACTGGTCTGTTACATATGTAGGACTTGGTAAATTATGTCCACTATGTATAGGTGACTTAACTGCTGCGAATCCGAAAGGAACAAGACTTGCATCAAGTGCTCCACCATCCATATCACTATTTACTTCTACTCTAATGTTTACAGATGCGTTTGGATAATCCCCATTTGAAGTAACTTTACCATTGTTATCAACAGTAATATACTTGTCACCAATAACTCTTTTAATGTAGTTAGGTGAATTAGGGTCTAAGTTAAGTCCACTAAATTCTTCTATAATACTTGGTCTAACATCACTATCTTGAACAGTTTGACCAAATATAGAATTAGCAATTTTAGAAGTATCTACTCTTCGTAGGATAACACTAAATGTTCCGTACTCAGAACCAGGAACTTCATTTGCTGGTTTAATATCTCTAATACCAATTTTAAATTCGTAGTTTGTCGAAGTACCATGTGACAATGTGTGGAATCTAAATAAGTTTTTACTTGTACCTGATACATCTTGTGATATGATGAAAGGTGTTGAAGCTTCTTGGTATGCTTTTGTATAGTCAGTTTTTCTAAATGTATCAACTTCTACATTACAATTAGGGTCAGCTGCGAAAGATGACGATTGGAATGAATTGAAGTTCATATATAGGTAACCAAATTCCGAACCATTTTTAGGAGATGAACCAAGTGTTTTTCCAATGTAGTTTACTGCGCTTGGGTCTAATGATGCGGTTGCTATTGCAAGTACTGCTGACTCTGATAAACCTGTTACTGCACCCGATGCACTCATATAAAGTGCGAAGTTAGATGCCGAAACATCTGGTGTTGGTGAAGCTGCTGAACCACTCAAGTTTGTTACAAGTGACCTATCAAATGAACCTGTTGAGTTTGCAACACCACCGAAAGGTACTTTTGTAGTAGGGTGAATTACTGCTGCTACTGAACCACTAATCTTTAATACTAAAGGTTCAACAGTATAACCACTCTGTCCTAATACTCTTACGATAGTCGCAGTTCCTGCGTCTTCTAAATATGATTGTGCAGTATAAGGTAGGTATGAATCTTCTGTCAAACCACCAAATACTTGTTGAAATTCTTGAAAGGACTCTACCTGTGTTGGTACGAATGCAGGCCCCTTTATACTTTGTCCTATAAGTGCCGCACCTATCTCTCCTATACCTTGTGGTAAGAATGAGAGGTCTTTTTCTCTTGTGAATACACCTGGACTAACAATTCTTTCTGCCATTATTTTCTCCTAAATTAAATCTTTGGGTTTACCTTTATATAAATACTCCAAAAATTTCCAAAACGAATACTTATTTGTTAGGTGTGAAAGTATTTGTAGCCACATCGTAAGTTCCCTCACCATATTTAGCTCTCAACTCCACACTTAATTCTCTTTCCTCGTTGGATAATTCTCTGTAAGATTCCATCAAAGTGTTCTTTTCAAGTTTCATTTCATTGAATTGGGCTTCCATGTTTTGAATACCAATTTCAATCTCACCTAACCTTGATGTAATTGATAGAGTTTTACTTTGAATTTCCGTAATTTTTTTAACTTCTTCTTCCGAAAAACTTTTTATTTCTTTTTCTGCCATAACATATTAATTTTATTTACTACACTTATAAATATGGAAAAATTATTCATTACCACTCTTTTTAGAGATTTTAATGCCAGAAAGACTTGGGTCTTCTGAAAATGAAACTTTTCCAATCGATACTGTTCGTTTAGTATTGTTGTTTAGTCCGACATATTCTGGAACGATATAAGCCTTAGTTACTAAAGATATTGTTGCTTTAGTAATTCTATCTTGACCCATCTCGGACATTGTTTCAAATGAGTAAGAATCACCTTTTATTACAAACTTATATCTTTCACCAAAAGAACGACCTTGGAAAAATACAATTTGCTCTACAACTTTGTTAACTTGTTCCATATAGTCACACCAAACTATCACTTCATATTGTAAATCAACATAATCAGGTCTTTCAACTGACATAAATTCTTTCTTTGGATTTTCTCCTGTCAGTATTGCAAATTGGTCGTACTTATTAAGTTTATTGTACTTTCTTTCAAAGAACTGATGTGTATCTTCGTTTTGTGCAACTTTTAATTTTGCTAAATCGGTGTTTACTGATAGATTATCTCTTTTAAAAACAATAACGGGAGTTAACATCATTCCGTTTTCGTCTCTCATAAACCCATCTCGTTGTGCACTTGCCCACTTTTCAGGTGATGCATACATTACAGGAACAGGATAAAATCTTCCATCATCCTCAACAGTTGGTCTTACATCCTTTTCTAAAAAGTTTTTAAATGCAGAATCGATATCGTAAATACCAACACTTACATTTTTTACATTATCCTTATCCCTTCTATACTGCTTTGCTTTATTTAATATAGGGTCAGGTGATGTAGAAGATTGTGTTTGTATAATCTGAGGTTTCGAGTTGTCTGTATTTCTGTATTTAGTTGCCATCGTTTATAGTCCCATTGGTACTTCGTTATCATTTTGGTTTGAATTACCGAATCTTGTTTCTACTAATTTAATACTTGTTTGTCTTGTAACATGACTATCACATATAATAGATACATTTAAACCTTGAGCATCACCACCATCCCAATACTGAGGATTCTTTCCTGCAAAGTATTGATATGAGTATGATGCGTCTATTAGATGATATTCATTATTCCATTGTACAATATCACCAACTGCAGGTACTAAATCTTTTTCTTTTAATGTATCTCTTAAAAACTTAAACTGAACTTCACGAGAATATGATTGTCCAAACTCATCAGATATTTGTGCTGCTTGATTTCTTTCTACTAAACATGGTATTTTTATTGGATTGTGAAATACTTTATTGTCACCCTCACCATATAAATTAGATTTGGTTTCAGTAATCGCAACCATATAGTAATACACTTCTGTATCAATTATATCATTAATGAGTTCTTTGTTCAATTTATTAAACAAACTCATATCTCTTTGTCCACCGAACAATGCCATAAATTACCCTATAAAAATTGGTCTTGGTACTCTGTTTAAAGTTTCCTCTAAGTATTCAGACTCTTCTTTTTTTGCTTCCATTAATGCTCTACGAGAAGTTGATTCTAACATTTCTTTCAAGTCAGTTAACAAAGTTTCTTTTTCAGCCGAAGCTTCATTTCTTAAATCAGACCCATCAAGTGTTACATCTGCACCTGGTATAGGAATAGAACTAAATTTAGCTCTGATAGCACCTAACATTTCTTTTGCTAATGCCAATGCGTATCGTGCAATCCATTGTTTACCTGCACTATTGATATTAGTATATGTTAATCTTCCAAATGGTGCGTTTGATAAATCACTTACAACATTTGAATTTGCAATTGGTGATTTACTTTCACTTTCTAATGTATAATCGAAATATACTTTTGCACCTGTATCTTTTCCTTGAGGGAATGGATATAATCTAATTCGTTGTCCATCTACATGGAATCCATATGATGATTTTCTAATATAATCATTAAATTCAATTGCTTGTAATCTTAATAAGTCATCAAACATTGGTTGCATCATGAATGAAACACCTGGCGAGTAATTACCCCATCCAAAAGTTTCTAACATTTGCTGAGAACCTAATCCTGTTCCGATGAATGGGTCAAAGTATCTTATGATTGCTGGTGGTTGTGTATGGAATACTCGTCTAAGTACGATACCATCATTTACTGAACCATTTTCTAAGTTCACCACATTTGCATCAGATAAATCATAAATTTGTTTACCTGCCACCATTTCAAAAGAACCTGTATATACTGTTACTCGTCCACCACTTAATGCTTCAGTACCATAATCTTTTGCTATACTAACCATACCATTTAGATTTGGTGCAATCTCAGTATCAGACAAATCAGTACCTAAAGCAGTACCTTGTATTGACAACATATTTTCTTTTGCTCTGTATTGATTTACTTGTGAAGAGTATTCGTTAGCTGCTTCTTCAAGACAAGTAAAAAAGTTTATATCTTGCAACTCGACATCTACGATTGGGTATCCCAATCTCTTCGCACACCATTCTGCTACTTTCGGAGCGTCATTCTGAAATTGAGTATCAGAATCAAAGAATCCGAAAGGAGTTGATGAACCACTTGAAAATGAACCTGAACCAGGCCATATTGGAATGTTTACTGCCATTTAATTCTCCTCTATGTATATAAATATGGAAATAATTAGCTTTCCCTATTTTCCATGAACGAAACTACAATATAACGAGTACCTTTAGTGGTTGCACGCGCTCCATGCTTATGAGTTATATTGCCAGGATGTAATGTTGCGTAACCAATTGGATTTTTTACTAACTTCTTTTGTCTTCTGAACCAAGTACCACCACCTTCGTATTCATCTAAATCTGATAGTTGTACTAAACAAGTAATATCTGCCCTATCGTGATGTATTCCCAAGTGTCCTTGTGCAGTTGGTATATATTTTGCTAAAAAGTTTTCGGAACTCATACTATCCCATCCTTTACCTTCTAACGCCCATAAATATACTGCAACTTGCATAACATAGTCTTTCAATACATCATTATATATCTCGTCCATTCCAATTTCTGTTATCAACATATCAGTTGTTGGGTAATTTTCATGTCGGTCAAAAGTCCATCTATTAGAATGTTCGGCTTCTTCTCTAATCATTTTACAAAATTCTTCAGTAAATAAAGGAAATTGAAAACAACTATCAAATGGTTCGTCTACTATCAAATCCCATTCCTTTGTACGAGCTGAATATGATATGAATTTTTTTGTCCACTCATCTTTGTTGTCCCAATATGTGTATAGTTCTGGATGAAGTTTTTCAAATCCAAAATCTTCTGGCGGAGTAAATCCTCTTGCCTCATCTGGTAACTTATCATTCACCAAATTATACCACTCTACATATCTGTCACTCCAATTTTGTTTTCTTGCAAATTGTTCAGCACTATCTAACAACTTCTTGTGTTCTTTTGCTTGTTGACTTGAAAAAGCAAATGCTGCGATAAATGTATATCGCATAAGGCCTGTATTTTTATTTTCCCATTTGTAGTTATCAGGGGAACTATCATCAAATGGAGTTTCACCTGACTCATGAGTATGTGAACTTATTAATGTACTTTTATTATCGAGTAAGTGTTTTAAATTACCTGTATCAGATGATAGAAGTTTAACTCGACCCATCATCATTTCAAGAGCAGTTATACAATATGTTTCAGGATACTGAGATGGGTAAATCCACCACTCAGAAGATTTAATTTGTTTGTATAACTCAGATGGATTTAGTGAACCTAAATAATGTACATCAAAGTCTCTTTCATAAGTTGGGTAATCTTTTTTTATTCGTTCTAAAGTGTCCCAATCATTAGTATAAGGTGGTGATGCAACCCACAAAGTTAAATTAGGATTAATGTTTTTTAAATCATCCCAAATATTTAACAGATTCCACAATCCTCTATCAGGTCCAGATGTGTAAATTACTTTGTCTTTAAATTTTTCTTGTTGGATGGAATCAAAGTCGGATGGGTTTATAGCATTTCCTATAACTTTAACCTTTTCAGAGTTTAAATTATATTTTTTCACTAATTGACCCTTTTGCCACTCTGATACTGCGATTATATTTGTTAATTTAGGATGGTTTAGATAATCTACTCCATCATTTGGAAGAGTCTCACCATTATACCATGAATAGAACTCTAAATTATGTATCCAAAAGTAAGAACTATCGAATGTTATATTTTTATCTTCTAAAACTTTAAAGTAATGAATGTAATTTGATGCAATAACAACATCAAAGTGTTGATTGTTATCAATATTGTCATAATCAATAAATTTTAGATTATTTGTTTGACTATTTGAAACTTCACCTGTAATTATTACCTCGTGACCTTTCTTTTCAAACTCTTTAGCTAAGTTAATGACGCAATATTCAGAACCACCCATACCTTTTTGTTTTAGTATGGTGTCATTAATTGGTTCGTTTTGATATCCTACTGTAAATAAAACTCTCATATCTATTCTACTATATAATTAACAAATTCTTCGTTTTTACCATATCTGTCATAATCTCTATAACTGATATCTTTTATTGAATGGTTTTTTTCATAATCCCACATCCAATCTTCTTTTCCTAATTCCTCAAATCTATCCTTTATTTGAGTATCATAATAATCTCTAATTAACCTTGCTCTTCGGTTAATATCAACTCTATTGTTGTCAACAGTAGAGTCTCCATTATTATATTGTACATATAACATTTTTTTAAGATGAATAAATTTAGTTTCTAAAAATGTTTTAATAATTAATTCTAAATCATCTGCGACTGAAATATTTCTATTGTGTCCTCTGATTTTATGATACACATCTCGATTCCAAACTCTACAATGGTTTGGCATCCCAATATTAAATCTAATTGTTTTTGGATTTATTTCAGGATAATGATGTACTAACCACTCTTTATCATCAATCTCTTGCCAAGTATGACCTGCGTAACCCCATACAAATCCATTCTCAGAATGACCATACCAATCATCACCTATGTAACCATATATTCTCGGTGAATTATCCTTTTCAACTTCAGTTACATCTGTATAAATAAATCCAGCATCTGTATGTTTCTTACTTGCGTCAAGAACATCTTCTAAACAAGTTGATATTAACCAATCATCGTGGTCTAATTCAAATAACCACTCACCATTACATAACATTGCCGCTCTATGTTTAGCCTCACCAACATTTCCACCTGATATTGGTGATATTCTATATGGTTTTACCCTATAATCTAATTTAGCTATATGATTTATCATTTGCCAAGTTAAATGATGGTCTTCTGGTGAATCATCTACCACAACCCACTCCCAATTCTGATATGTTTGTTCTAATAGAGATTTGTATGTTCTAAATATTCTATTTTCAGTTTTATATGTTGGAGTGAATACTGATAATAGTGGTGAATCTTCATTACTATAAACTCTATTTGATTCACATGACCAAAAAGTTGACTGACAAACTACATCATTCGCTATTACATTATCAGGATAAATTTCTTCTGCATTAACTATCTTAGATTTTACAATATCATCGGTTACATTTTGTAATTCCGATGGAATTTCACCTATTACATAAATAATATCAGCTTTATGTTTGGATAAATGTGATTTCCAATTTTTAGCATCTCTGTATGAATAAATTACAACATTTTCGAATAAATCTTCTTCGTGATAGATGTCGGATGTTAATTCGTATTTACCAAATCGTTTCCAACCATATACTAATGCCGTTGGTAAAGTAGTCTTTTGCATATCTTATCTGTAAGGTTCACCACCAACCCATAAAACAAATGATTTTCGTATACCACTTGTTACGGGAGTTACTCTATGTAAATAAAATGAAGGAAATATAATCGCTGCTCCTTTTTTAGAAGGTGCAGTCAATTCTTTTCCAATATTAAATTGTAAGTCACCACCTTCGTATTCATTTGAATCTGAAAGTTGTACTGTTACTGATATTTTTCTTTGATTTTGTATCTCTATACCACAATCCATATGCCAATCATACCCACCTTCTTGACTTCCATAATATTCAGTATATTGAATTGATTCATTCATAGTAGATAAATCAAACTTCCACATTTTTTGATTTGATTCTACAATCATATTGTGAAGTTTTTCATAAACCCATCCCCATTCTTGATTTTGAGGACACCATTTTACTCTTGATTTTCTATAATCTGATTTTTTTGATGATTCACCTTCACCTGTTGCTGCATCTTCAAATGGAAGGAGTTTGGTCATTTGTTCTATTTGACTTAATTCAGTTGAATCAAACCCATCTGCGAACCAATAATAATCTGTGAAATTTACATCCCATCTATGAGGGTTTCTATCGAATCCAAAATTTGCTCTCATAACTTTTTTAATGTTTGTATATAAATATGAAAAATAATTTAGTAAAAGCTACCACTATGTACAGACCTTATGATATAGACATCATCACCTGAAGACCATCCATTTGGTTTAAATGTTAGTATACCACCTTGAACTTCAAAATATCCTAAACCACTCATCGAAGCCCCTTGAGCACCAATTACACCTTTTACACCTTGAACACCCGTATTACCTTTAACGCCAGTACGACCACCTGAGCCAGTTGCACCTTTATTACCTGCATTACCTTGAGCACCTTGAACACCACCACCACCTGTTGTACCTTTAGAACCTTTATCGCCTGAATTACCTGTTTTACCTTTTAGACCTTGTAAACCTACTGCGCCTGTATTACCTTTATCACCTGCGAGGCCTGTATTCCCTTTAATACCCGTTCTACCGCCAGAGCCAGTTGCACCTTTATTACCTGCATCACCTTGAGCTCCAACTGCACCTTGGTTTCCTGTATTACCTTTAGAACCCTTATCGCCTGCATCACCTTGAGCTCCAACTGCACCTTGTAAGCCCGTTGCACCCGTATTACCTTTATCACCTGCTACGCCTGTATTACCTTTTACACCAGTACGACCACCTGAACCAGTTGCACCTTTATTACCTGCATCACCTTGAGCTCCAACTGCACCTTGATTACCTTGGTTACCTTTTGCACCTTTATTACCTGCGAGGCCGGTATTACCTTTATTTCCTTTAACACCTTGGTTACCAGTATTTCCTTTATTACCTGCATCACCTTGAGGACCTGTTGCACCTTTTACACCTGTTCTACCACCTGAGCCAGTAACACCTTTATTACCTGCAGCACCTTGAGCACCAAGTAGACCTTGATTACCAGTATTTCCTTTAGAACCCTTATCGCCTGAGTTACCTGTTTTACCTTTTAGACCTTGTAAACCTACTGCGCCTGTATTACCTTTGTTTCCGGCAACACCCGTATTACCTTTTACACCTGTTCTACCACCTGAGCCAGTAGCACCTTTATTACCTGCATTACCCTTAGTACCTTTATCACCTTGGTTACCAGTATCTCCTTTAGCACCTTTATCACCTGCGAGGCCTGTATTACCTTTTAGACCTTGTAAACCTACTGCGCCTGTATTACCTTTGTTACCTGCATCGCCAGTATTACCTTTTACACCTGTTCTACCAGTTGAGCCAGTAGCACCTTTATTACCTGCATCACCTTGAGCTCCAATTGCACCTTGTAAACCTACTGCGCCAGTATTTCCTTTAGAACCTTTATCGCCCGAATTACCTTTTGCACCTTTTAGACCTTGTAAGCCCGTTGCACCCGTATTACCTTTATTACCTGCGAGGCCTGTATTCCCTTTAATACCCGTTCTACCACCTGAGCCAGTAGAACCCTTATTACCTGCGAGGCCTGTATTTCCTTTAACACCTTGGTTACCAGTATTTCCTTTACTACCCTTATTACCTGCATCACCTTGAGCTCCAACTGCACCTTGTCGACCTACTGCGCCTGTATTACCTTTGTTACCTGCTACGCC